AGCGCCAATTACACGAGAGGCAAATTGACCAAGAATCAGAAACAAAAGGGGTTTTTATGACGCTATTGTCTGACAATATAGACGAATCTAGGCTAAATCAGCTCAAGGAACTACTCCAAATCCTGGCAGAAGCCATCGATAAGAGCCCCGGAGCGAGAGACCTCGCGCAGCTGGTGAAGCAATACCGCGAGACGCTGAAGGAGATAGAGGAGATAGACGGAGGCAAAACAGATGATGACGCGATCGGTAAAATCTTACAGCGGCGCGAAGCTGATGGGGAGCCAGGTGCCGTCCGTAAGGGTCGCGCCTGAGTACGACAAGACCGACGGAGACGACGCTGCGAGCGTGCTCCGTGCGGGCGGGCTGACGCTGGACCCGTGGCAGGTGGAAGTCTTGCGCGATTGGATGGCGAGAGACGGAACGAGCTGGGCGGCATCTACATGCGGCGGAAGCGTGCCGCGGCAGAACGGGAAGAGCTTGCTCGTGCAGGGGCGGGCTATGGCGGGAATGCTCCTGTTCCGTGAGCAGGTGATATACACCGCGCACCTTCAGAAGACCGCGACCGAAACATTTGAGGAAATGCGGGATTTTTTCGAGAGCGCGAACATCCGGCGTTATGTCTCGGAGATAAAGACGGCGCTCGGGCGGGAGCAGATAGTCCTGAAAAACGGTGCGCGGGTGAAGTTCCTGGCACGGACCCGAAACGGCGGGCGCGGTCAGCACGGAGATCTCCTGATCATTGACGAGGCTCAGGAGATGGACGAGAACGCGCAAGCCTCATTCCTTCCGGCAATCTCGGCGAGCCTGAACCCGCAGACGGTGTACGTTGGGACCCCGCCGGACCCGACTGCGATCGGGACGGTTTTCTCGAAGATAAGGGAAAAGGCCATTGACGGAAAGACAACCAAGACGGCATGGTTTGAGTTCGCCGTGGATAGCATCGGAGATGTGCTGGATCGTAGCCGTTGGGCGGCAACGAATCCGGCACTTGGCAGGCGGATCCTGCTCTCCACGATCGAGGGTGAGGCGGAACAGATGGACGCTGAGACATTCGCCCGGGAACGTTTGGGATGGTGGATGCCTCCGCAGACTGAGCAGATCGACAGGGCTATTAAGCCCGCCGACTGGGCGGCATGTGCGTCCGAGGAGCCGAAGCCCGAGGGAAAGACAGCTTACGGAATAAAGTTTTCTGCGGACGGCGCGGAGGTGTGCCTCTGCGGAGCTGTCATCCCGAAGGACGGGAGCCCGGCGAGAATATCGCTGATTGACCGGAAGCCGCAGGGCTTCGGCACGCGGTGGCTCGCGGACTGGCTCTGCCAGCGTTACGGCTCGGCATCGTGCGTCGTGATAGACGGGCGCAACGGTGTCGATCTCCTTATTGACCGCATCTCTGATGCGTGGAAGTATAAAGGATCTGTTGTCAGGGTCTCCGCTAAGGAGATGGTCGCGGCGGTCTCCGTGCTTATGGACGGTATCAATGAGCACTCGCTCACATGGTACGCGCCACAGAAGGACATGGAAGCCTCTGCGCTCTCAGCCGTGCGCCGTCCCATTGGTCAGGGCTGGGGCTTTGGCGGAGATGATTCCGCGCCGATAGAGGCGGCGGCGCTGGCTCTGTGGGGAGCCAAGACCAGTAAACGAGACCCGACGCGCAAGATGCGGATAGGGTAAAGCGAGGGTATTATGCAGCTTACAGAAAAAATCTATGATGCAGCGGGGCTGACCGATATTGAGCGGGGACAGCTCAAAGACCTTGTCAGGGTCTTTAATGCCCACGCTACGAGCAACGCGGAGAAGAACCGCTACTACGAAGGACACATCACGCTCGACGAGGTCAACCTCGGGCTGGCGCTTCCTGACGGGATCGCAAAGCTCGAGATAGGATGCGAGTGGGGCGCGAAAACAGTTGATGTTCTCGCGAGCCGTTCCATGTTCGACGGCTTCGTCGGCGCGAACGGCACGGATGCCGAAACGATGCGCGGGATCATGGACGGGAACCGCCTCCGTGCGGAATACATGAAGGCGTGCCGGGATGAGCTGAAGTACGGCTGTACTTTTGCCACCCTCGGCGCGGATCCTGTTCTCGGCGCGCGTATCCGTTTCCACTCTCCCATGACGGCGGCTGCCCTGTGGGATGGCGAAGCGGGGCGTATCGCTTGCGGGCTCTCCATCATCGACACCGTGCAGGATGAGAGCCGGGTGAATGAGTACCGTCCCGCGGTCATCCGTTTCGACACGGCAGAGGCGGTCATCCTGCTCCGGCGCGATGAGTACCGCTGGACAGCGGAACGCCACCCGCACAAGATGGGAAGGCCGCTCATGGAGCCGTTTGTATGGAACCCGACGAGCGCGAAACCGTTCGGGCGGTCGCGGCTTAAGAAGCCGATCAGGGAGCTTATCCGCGGATATGTCCGCACGGTTGCAAACGCGACCATCGGTCTTGAGTTCGCCACCAGCCCGCAGAAATATCTCCTCGGCGTGACGGACGAACAATATGATGCGGTCATCTCGCAGAAGTTCCGGCAGTACGTCGGCTCCATCCTTGCGGCGACCACGAACCCGGAGACCGGTGCGAACCCGCAGTTCGGACAGCTCCAGCAGGGCAACATTGAGCCCCATGTGCAGATGGTGCGGCTCCTGGCTACGCAGTTCAGCGCGGCTACCGGGCTTTCCGTGACGGATACCGGGGTTATCAACGATGCGAACCCGAGCTCGTCCGATGCCATCCTCGCGCAGAGCCAAACGCTGGTACTTATGGCTGAACAGCTCAACGCGGGGAACGGCGACGCGCTCCACATGGTCGCTATGATGGCTCAGGCCATCGCGCGGAACGTCTCCCTCGACGAGCTAACGGACGAGGAACGGAACGTAATCGCCCACTTTAAGAACCCGGCGATGCCGAGCGTATCTGTAACGGCTGACGCAGCCATCAAGATCGCTTCCGCCCGCGAGGGCTTTGCAAGCACGGACACGTTCCTTGAGATGATAGGCTTCAGCCAGGCGGACATCCGGCGGATCCGTGCTCAGGAGAGCCGCTCCCGCGGCCTTTCCGTGCTGAATGAGGAGATGGTCACGCAGTGAGAGTCGGGAAGAACTTTTGGGACAGCTACATCAGGAATCTCCGCAAAATGAGCGACATCGCCGCAGATAAGATGGCGAAGCGCCTCGCCGGGATTGACTTTGATGCAATCAGTCCCGAACTGCGGAAGAAGATAATTGATTACGCCTATGCGGTCGTGAACAAATACGGTGAGGGATCGTCCTCGCTCGTTTGCGAGTATTACGACGCGCTCTCAGATCTCTCCGATGTCTACGTGCCTCCCGCGGTCCCCGCCGAGCCTGATTACGGAGACATCGCCAAAGCCGTCAACGGAACGCTGAAGCACCGCAATATTGACCTCGTCGCAAACGCGATCGGGCGGCAGGTGAAGCTCGTCGGCGTTGATACGCTCGCGAAGAATGCCATCCGAGACGGCGCTGAGTGGGCGTGGATACCGTCAGGCGACACGTGTGCGTTCTGCATCATGCTTGCGTCACGAGGGTGGCAGAGAGCCTCAAAGAAGGCGCTCAGGCACGGGCACGCGGAACACGTCCACGCGAATTGCGACTGTACTTACGCGGTACGTTTTGACAGCAATACGGATGTGGAAGGCTACGACCCGCAGAAGTACCTCGACATGTACTACGGTAAAACGCTTGATCAGGACATTGTCGAGGCGGTGGACGACAAATACGGCTACAGTTCGCCGGAAACGCGGCTAATCGCGATGCGGCGGCAGCTGGAGCGCAACAACGGCAAAATGAGAGCACCAAGCAGATGATAACAGCACCTTCGGGTGCTTTTTTCATGCCTACGTGAGGCTATCACGGAAATTTACGCGTAAGCGGAGGAATAACAATGTCTGAAACTGTGAATCAGGAAGCAACAGCCACGGCGGCAGAGCCGGAGCGCACGTTTACCCAGTCTGAGATGGATGCCATCATTGGCGACCGCCTCAAGAGGGAACGCGCGAAGTATTCGGATTACGAAGACCTGAAAAGCAAAGCGGATGCCTACGACGCAGCGGCAGAAGCCAGCAAGAGCGACCTTCAGAAGGCGACAGAACGTGCAGATGCTCTTGCGGCGGAGCTGGACGCGCTCAAGAAGGCGAATCAGGAGCGCGAGCTGCGCGAACGAATCAGCGCTGAGACCGGAGTCCCCGCGTCATTACTGCGTGGATCCTCCGAGGAAGATCTAAAAGCTCAGGCTGAGGCGATCAAGGGCTTTGCCCGGTCAGTGACCCCGGCTTCGTATCCGGCAATCAGGGACGGCGGTGAAACGCACGCGCCGACCATGTCACGCGAGGCGATCCTCGCCATCAAGGACGAGAAACAGCGCCTCAAGGCTATTCAGGACAACATCAATCTATTTAACACATAAGGAGTAAAACAATGGCAGATTTCGCTATTCAGGCTAAGGCCCAGGACATCAATTTCGTAGCAAAGTTTGAATCCGATCTCCACAACCTGCTCAACGTGCTCGGCAAGACCGACGTTGAGGTCGTCGCGCCCGGCACCGCTTACAAGATCTACAAGGTCTCCGGCACCGCTTCCGCTTCCGCTGTTGCGGAGAAGGCACTGATCCCGGACTCCGGTATCGCGATGGGCAACGCGACTGTCGTCGAGCTTGCCTACAACAAGTATCGTAATCTCGTTGGAATCGAGTCCATCGGCAAGAAGGGCTACGATGTCGCAGTCGGCGGCGCGAACA